CCCAAAGTCAACTTTTTAAGTGAGAATCCGATTTTCGGCAGCCTCTTGCCTATTTTCGGTCCTAGAACGTACCCACCTTCCACTGGCCAAAACAAGGACGAACAGAATTCGACGCATTCCCAATCCGTCGAAATCTTGACTTTAGCAGTCCAACCTATGCTCAAATAATAGCTGATCATATTCTCTTTCAGCCTATCGAGTACCGCTGAGCCATAATGGCCTTCCGCAACGGCAAGATTGTCATCCCCATGCACAACCATACTTGGTTTTTCAGTGAACGGGTGTTCATAATTGGTATAAAAGTTGTCCATTGCGACCCCATTGTTCCATGAGTTGCGTACGGAGGTGTCCATCGAACCGCTCACCATAGTGTAAGGGGTCGAGTACTTCACTCCGCTAGAACTGTACCCTTTGCATTTCATCATCGCAACTTCGGCCATCTTAGCATATTGGGTTTCGTTTATGCCACACTTCTCATAAAGAACATGTCCGGCCATATACGCGCCCTCACCTTGACTGCCGTCAAAGTCCGTCATATCAACTTCCACAATAGTCACTGGTCTCAACCCAAATTGACCACGCCAGATACCGACTTCTTCTGCTGTCGACCCTCCAGTGTAGTAAATGTGGTTGTTAATGTCCCAGTACTTGGCAAGTTGTTTTGAAACTTTGTTCATGAAAGGACCAAAAGCAACATTGAGACGGTCAGTACCGCCTTGAATCGCTCGTGGTTTGAATGGTTGGGCAACGGGACCACCTTTCATGGTAGTCTCGCGCTTCACAAACATCTTCCTGATGAAATCCTGAAAATCTAAATCGCGCTCCTTCAGCGATTCAAATGCTACACGAAGTTGCACTTGTCTTTTCAGTGGGTACCTGAGTTTCCATTCCTCAAAATCGATTTCCAAATCTTCTTCAATCAATTCAAATGGCTCAGCGAGGATTTTCGCATGTTCAACTATTTGATCCCAGACCTGAGGGTCTGGCTCGGGGGTGTTTTTAAGCGCGCGATTACACAGAGCTACTGCTTCATTGTTCGGTGATGCGTATGGAACCAATGGAATGTAGTTGTTAAACGTCGGCGCGACGGGATAGAATTGTGGTTTGTCTTCAATGTGTTCACGTGACAACACACCAACTCGGGCATCGCTTTTAATTGGCATTAGCGGTACTTCTGACTCTGTGCCTGGTAGTCCATCAGGCCAAGCTTGACCTGCGTTGAACGATGGTCCACCCGCGGACGACCGATCAATGTTGTATTGTTCTGCAGTTTCAAATTCGTTAACGTCGCCGCCACAGCAAACGAAGAACGAAGTATCCAGATTAAGATTCTGACTCAATGCACGGTACATTCTCTTCCAACGAGTTGAACACAGTCCGTTAAACGCGATAACCTCATTTTCCAACGAGTAAATGAACGCCATTGCGGCGCCATAAGTCGCACAATCAATTTGCATCGAAGGCGGTATCGACATTTTAACGGAACTGGCCAATTTCTTCGCCATGTTAATGCACAATTTGAGTCCAGCTTTATCACGAGTGACACCAACCATCTTAGCGGCAATCGTCTGGACGAAACTTTTTGGTAGCAGCACATAATGTGTGCCGGCAGACACAATGATGGGACTAATGCCCAGGAGTGTACCAAAACTCACAATTTTCTTCTTATTCATCTTAAGCAATTCCAACATTGGCTTGAAGTTTGTTTCGTCCCCGAGGTTGAGGACGCCCTCAACGCCACCCACGTGGTCGTTGCGGTTCAAGCTTTGCAATAAGGTCATGTCGCGACGACAGTCAATTGT